CAGTTCTCTCTCCCCGATGGTCAGATTTGACCCACCATCAAAAGGATTAGCGCCATGACCAAACCGATTGTCTCGGATACTTACCAGATACCTACAGGCTCTATCAGTGCACATCTGGGGAACTGTATTTCAGAGGGTAAAAAGTGGATTGGTCCAGCAGACCAGGGGGCTGTGTGTTTGTCAATGAAACTGGCTGTGTGTATTGACTCTATTTTTGACTCAGGCACAGACCTAGATAAGGCTGCAGCTTTGATTGGTCGATTGACTACCTTGATGAAAGAGTTAAAGCTGACTCCATTGGCTCGAGATGCATCTAAGGCAATGGCAGAGGAGGTAGATTATGGCACAGCGTACGCCGAAAGTTATTTACGGCTCATCAGTGCCCCGAATAGCAAGCCCAAAACAACCAGGGCAAAGCCTGGGGCCAGTAGTCGGAGCACTAGCAAGTGATTTAGGTATGCCATTACTGCCCTGGCAGCAATATGTTATGGATGATGGCCTGACCGTAAATGAGCAGGGCAAGTTTGTCCGCTCGACTTGTGGGGTCTTAGTAGCTAGACAGAATGGAAAGTCGCACATGATGCGGATGCGTATTCTTGCTGGGCTGTATGTGTTCGGTGAGGGTTCGATTATTGCAATGGCTCAAAATAGGCAACTTGCCCTAGACCACTTCAAACAAGTAGTGGACATGGCAGAGTCTTTACCCTGGATGCGTAAGCGCATTAAGCGAGTGTCCCGAACTAATGGCCAGGAGGAGTTAGAAGTTTATTGCCATCATTACCCAAAGCAGTGTGAGAATCGATGCAAGCGCATACGCAAATACGGCATCAGGGCTGCAACATCCGAGGGTCCTCGAGGCGCTACTGCCGATTTATTGTTTGTCGATGAGCTGCGAGAAATTAAGCAAGAGGCATGGACCGCCGTAACTCCTTTAACTAGGGCCACAGGGGGGCAGACTTGGGTAGCCTCAAATGCTGGGGATGCATCATCTACTGTGCTCAACGAACTAAGGCAGAGAGCCTTGTTAATGGAGTCACCTCGGCTTGGCTGGTATGAGTGGAGTGCTAATCAGGGCGCAAAGGTCGATGACATTAAGGCATGGCAGGCAGCCAATCCAGCAATGGGGCACACTATTAGTTTTGAGGCTTTGCAAGATGCCGCAGCTCGAGACTCTGACGATGCTATCCGTACCGAGATGTTATGCCAGTGGGTCGAGAGTATCGACTCGCCATGGAACTTAAACAACTGGGCTGATGGTGCAGATAATGACTTAACTCTAGAATTAGGTTATGAGACATACATGGGACTTGACCTTAACTTTAATCGCACAGAGGCTTACCTCGTTACTGTTCAGATTGTTAAGGATAAACTCGCAGTGTTCCTCACCAGATGGCAAAAAGACGGAGGACTAAATGACCGAGAACTTGCAGCTGATTTGGCACATCTGGCTAGAACTTACTCGGTGCGCTCGTTAGCATTTGACCCTAAAACGGCAGGCCACATAGCGCCACACTTGGCTAAAGTGGGAGTCCCAGTAGCGCCGACAGCCTGGGCATCCACAACCTTTTCCACATACTGTGACTTGACGCTCTCAGCGATGAACCAGTCAGACCTAATCCATCCAAACCAAGAAACTTTGCACTCTCACCTGGTCGCATGCGCTCGCAGACCCTCCAGCGATGGCGGATGGCGTATTGCTCGCAAGGCAGCAGTTCAAGACATTGGGGCGGCTATTGCCCTAGTGATGGCTGTGGGACTCGCCGCAACGCCTAAAGCGACTGTGGGGATTAGTGTGGTATAAGGTTAGATTATGATTTCACCCGGTACTTACAACATGACTTGTTATCAGGGTTCAACCTTTGACAAGACTTTCACAGCTACTAATGACGGTACGCCTATTAACTGGACTGGCTACACAGCAAAATTACAAGTCCGACAGTATGTAAATACCACTGACACCGCAGTCTTAACCTTGACTACAGGTTCAGGGATTACGGCAGGTGCTAACGATGGCAAAATTATCATTACTGCCACAGCTACTCAGACTGGGGCTATTCCCCAGGGCAATTATGTCTATGATCTCGAACTTACATCGGGCTCGTATGTTGTCCGCATTGTGCAAGGTCGGTTCACTGTCGATGGTCAGGTGACTTCATGACCTACAAATTGACCGTTACCGATACGACTACGGTACTTGCTGTAACCGAGTCACCAGTAACCATTACTGAGCAGGTAACAGGTATTCAGGGCCTTAAAGGTGACACAGGCTCGACTGGTGCTACTGGCTCAACAGGGGCAACTGGCGCAACTGGAGCAACTGGAGCCACTGGTGCGACAGGTCAGGGCTACACCGCTAGAGGAGTTTACGCAGGTGGCACAGCCTATGTGCCTTACGATGTTGTCTATTATGACGGCCAGCAGTACCGCAACAAATTAGCAAGCACTGGCAATACTCCAGAAAATACAACCTATTGGGAAAAATTTGCTCAAGGTTTTAAAACTCCTGTTGCTTATTCGGCTTCAGACACTTATCTACCAGGTGATACAGCAACTCGTTTAGGTAGCACCTATTATTGTATTTTGACCACAACAGGCAACGCCCCACCAAATGCGACTTACTGGCTACTGTTGGCCTCGATTGGTGACACAGGTGCAACAGGTCCGCAAGGCCCAGCAGGGGCAAGTGGCGTAGATTTATTCTTTAGCCCGACTAGCGACATTGGAGTTAATGGCGGCGCCAACGTCACCGCTGGCGTAACCTACGATTGTTTCAATCTGACTAATGGCGTAACCGTTGTTAAAAACTCTACTTACTATGTAGATTACCTAATACAGGGGACCTTTACCGCTGGAACATCAGCCTCTAAAACAATTCGGGCAGCCGTAGCAGGTAACGCCGTATCTAGTATTAACTTTCATACAGCCCTTGGAACTGGCGCAGCAGTCACTTCTAGCGGCTCAACTTTTGCCAACGCCAATACGGGTTTTATTAACACCACTACAGACCCATATTCATTAAGTTCAACCGCCACATTAACAGGTGGTAGTTTTACTTTAAGGCTAAGCGGACTGCTACGCACCAACAACACTGGCGATTACTTCAAAATCAAAATAGGCTTGTCCGCCATAAACTCAACCGCCATAACCGTACTTGCCAATTCTTATGGTTCATTAACCTACTTAGGCTCTAACACCGTTACAACTTTGGGCACTTGGTCATAATGTCAGTCTGTAGAAGTGGTTGCCCGACTCAAGACCATGAGACTTATGGAGACTGCCTCGAGGCTGCTAACATTAGCATTGACAAGACCTCACTCAAGGTAAAGTAAAACGCCCAAACCTTTACAAATACACATAAAAGATTTCTGTTTAGAACATCTGTTCGATAGTATGACAGTGTGGGGTTACTCAATGCGATGCGTCTAAATAACTCTGCTATCGTCATGCCCGAAATAGATGTCACAGCTGCCATTGCGGAAATGTATCCCGTTAATCCTATGAACTTGGGCTACACCCCAGACATGGGGTATTTGCAACCAATCTCTAGACGAGCCGCTATGACGGTCCCAGCAGTAGCCCGAGCCCGTAACATCATCGCTGGCACTATCGCATCACTTGAAATGTGCACCTACAGTGAGATGACTGAGGCCAAATTACCTAACCGCCCAATCATCAAACAGCCAGACCCGAGCCTCGCTCGCAACACCACAACCTGCTGGACTATCGACGATTTAATTTTTTATGGCGTTGCCTACTGGCAAATCTTGGCAACATCCCCAGAGGATGGCCGAGTAACACAAGCTAGGCGTATAGACCCTTTACGAGTCAATACTCGGACAGACTCCACAGGCGTTCGTATTTTGTCCTACACCATCGATGGCACAGATATACCGATGCAAGGCGTAAACTCACTAATTATTTTCTGGGGTCCAGATGAGGGCGTATTAGCTCGAGCATCCCGAACTATAAACGCCGCCATTGAACTTGAGGCTGCAGCATTGCGTATGGCTCAAGAGCCAGTGCCACAGATGGTGCTCCGCAATGAGGGCATGAACTTACCACCAGACCAGAAAGAAGCATTGCTAACCGCTTTCAAGTCTGCTCGCCGTACTCGCTCAACCGCCTATGTTGAGGGTCCAATCAATCTCGAGGTTGTCGGTCTGGACTCAGCACAGATGCAACTCACAGAGGCTCGAGCCTACACAGCATCAGAAATTGCCCGAGTAATGAACATCCCAGCCTGGTACATCAATGCCGAGAGTGCCACCAGCACCTACAGCAATGTTTCAGCTGAACGCCGTTCATTGCTCGATTTCTCACTCCGCCCATACCTTGACTCGTTCGAGAGCCGCCTAAGCATGGATGACATCACACCTCGAGGACAGTATGTCGAAGTCGAGATGGATGATTTCTTACGAGGCAACCCAACAGAACGAGTCGATGTAATCGTCAAACTCCTAGACTCAGGCATCATCAACATTGATGAAGCCCGAGCAATGGAGGATCTAGCACCAAGAGGAAACCCAACAAATGACGCTTAACCTAACTTTCGCTGCACACATTACTGGTGCAAATGAAGCAACCCGACAAATCTCAGGAATTGTCGTACCGTTCGGCAAGACTGGTAACACTAGTGCTGGACCCGTAATCTTTGAGGTTGGTTCAATCAGTAACCCAGACCCGAAGCCAGTTAAATTTTTATTACAACATCAGGCGGACAGACCCATAGGTCGAGCCATTGAGTTTCAGGTGACCCCCGGGGGCATCACTGGAACGTTCAAAGTTTCCAACACAACAGCAGGCTCCGATGCACTTATCGAAGCAGCTGATGGTCTACGAGATGGACTCAGTGTTGGTGCACAAATCGACAAATACACAATCCAAGATGGAGTAATGAGAGTTACTGCAGCCAAAATTGTTGAAGTGTCGTTAGTCCATGCCCCAGCATTTAGTGATGCTGTGGTTACAGATGTGGCTGCATCCGAAGCGGAGGCAGACCCAGACACAATCCAAGAGGAGGACCAAGTGTCAGAACAACCAATCGCAACACCAGAGGTTGAGGTTGAAGCCGCCGCTGCTCCAGTAGTACAGGCATCAAGCCCAATCCAGACCGCACCTCGCCTAAACATCACTGCTGCAGGCTACCTAGAAGCAAGCATTAAGCAGATGACAGGCGATGAGGATGCCCGAGCATACGTTCGAGCAGCCGATGACAGCACCAGCACAAACACTGGTCTAACCTTGCCACAACATTTGCAGGAGTTTTACACAAACACCATCGCAGACCGCCCAGCAATTAACGCTGTATCCCGTCAGGCACTTGTTTCGTCAGGCATGAGCTTTACTGTTCCAAACTTGGGCACTGCTCCAACTGTTGCATCAACATCAGAGGGTTCAGCACCATCAGAAACAGGCATGACTAGCACCTACCTAACAGGCACTGTTGTTAAGTACGCTGGCATGAATGATGTTTCATGGGAACTCATTGACCGTTCAAGCCCTGAGTTTTACACCGAACTGCTCAATCAAATGGGAAATGCTTACGCAAAGGCCACTGACTCAGCAGTTTTGACCGCTCTAGCATCAGGCACACAGGCTGCAACAACCGCTGCAACTGCAGCAGGTTTCATCTCATACGTTGGAACCGAGTCAGCTGCATGTTTCGCTGGTTCAAAGAAAAAGGCCCGCAACGTAGTCATCAACACCGACTGGTGGGGAACTCTACTAGGTGCAACCGATACCAGTGGTCGACCATTGTTCACCGCATCAAACGCACAGAACAACCCGGGCGTACTTTCAGGTCAGGGCATCGATGGCAACATCATGGGTCTAAATGTTTATGTAGACCCTTACAACTCAGTATCTACCAAGATTGATGACTCAGCGTTCATTATTGCACCAGAGGCAATCACTTGGTACGAAGCACCAACAACTCGCCTACAGGTTCAGTTAATCGAAACTGGTCAGGTACGAGTCGGTGTCTACGGTTACGGCTGTGCACTACTTAAGGATGCAACGGGCGTTCGCCGTTTCAACTTAACCTAACCAGACTGAGGTAGGGTCTGAACTGCTGTTCCCAGGCCCTACCTCTACCACTTGAGGACCTGACATGAGCAAAATCGACATAGACGAGCTGCGTACAACACTTGGCGTTGGAACGCTCTACCCTGACTCGACTTTGCAACAGGTTGCGGATGCTGCTGAAGAGTTAATCGACGGCCTGCTCGACTACAATCGAGCCTCCATAGCATCGGCTCAAATCTCAAATAATGTGGTGACATTCTTTACCGCTGACCGTAACTCGTTATCTATTGGTGACTCAGTTACGGTCAGTGGTACAGATGCAACTTTTAATGCAACCTATACCGTTGTGCGACGGGATGATTTCTTTTTCACAGCTGCCAAAACTGCAGCGAACACTGAACTAAAACGATACAAGCCATTTGGTAAAGTGATCTTGGTATCTCAGGCCTTAATTTACGACAGCGTACCAAGTGTTAGAGAGGCATCGCTCGCTGTGGCTATCGAGATTTTCCAGCAACGCACAGCACCAGGTGGCAGTATTCAGGCAGTGGACTTTACTCCTGGGCCACATCGCTTAGGTCAAGCACTGCTCACCCGAGTTAGGGGTCTATTAGCCCCATACATGGACATGGGCGGATTTGTAGGATGAGCCTAACCGAAACTAGGCAAGACCTCGCAGAAGCCCTAGCAGACCCCTCATACAGCGTTTATGCGTTCCCTAATGAGGTTATGTATGCACCAGCCATAGTGTTAGTGCCTGGCTCGCCCTATGTGCTATGGCAAACACCAACAAGATTTGGTGCTCGCTTTAGTTTGACCCTGATGGTACAAAACAACGACAATCAGGGAGCCCTTGTCAATCTTGAAAAAATGATAGAAACTGTTGCAGCTCTAATTCCGGACTATGTAACAGTGGGCGATTTTTCACAGCCGACAACTAACGAAGTCGGATCTACTGAATACCTAACAACCGACATCGAACTCGATGTCACAATCAACTAGGAGGGTGCTCTAATGGCACTTAAATATGTAACAGGGCGAGACCTTGCCCTAACAATAAACAGCGTTACCTACACCAGCATTGCCAGTGGATGTACCCTAACCCTTGATAGTAATCAGCAAACGCTAGAGACAATCGCTGGGCGCAAGTACACAACTATTGACCGCACAGCAACTTTGCAGGTTGAACTGTACCAAGACTGGGGCTCAACATCACCAGCATCATTATGTGAAGTGCTATGGGATGCAACAAAGACTGCCCCAGATACAACCATTGCATTTAGTTTCACAGCTAATGGCGAAATCTTTACAGGCAACATTTACCCTAATTTCCCAGTAGTGGGCGGCAATGCTACAGATGCTTTAACCGCATCAGTGTCATTTGTTGTAGACCAGGGCGCAGTAACACACACCTAAGCAATAGAAAGCAGGAACAGTGCAAGTTAAATACATAAATAATAAAACTGAATACAAGGCCAATTTAGACCAGGCATGGGTGTGGGTGAGGCTCGAGGATGACCTCGGGCTCACCATCACTGAAGCACAAACCAAAATGGGCAAAGGTAGTACCAAAATTATTACCTACGCTATTTGGTTAGCCTCAGAAATACCTACCCCATACAATGACTGGATTAAAAACCTAGAGTCATTTGAGGTAGCTGATGATGACCCAAAAGACACCCAGTCGGAAGCCTAAAAAGGGATTTAGTCCAACTAGCAGTCCATACTGGATTACCGCTACAGGATTTACTCACTTGGTCTCTGGCTGACATAGCAACGGCATGGGAGGTGCTTACAAATGGCAACTAATAACAAAGTCAAAATTGACATCCAAATGGATAAACAAGACAAAGACATGTTATTTAAGGCATTTAAGACCTTACCAAAAGAAGCACAGGATGTACTTCGAGCTGAGACACAGAAACTGGTTGGCACACTAGCTGAGGAAATGAAACGCAAGGCAGCGACAGCACCTAACCCTAAACAGGCTATGTTGCTGGCTCGCTCAATCAAAGCAAATAAAGACCGAGTGCCCAGCATCACTGTCGGCGGTGGGCGCAAGGTCCCAGTGCAACGCAAAAAAACCCCGGGCAGTCCACAGCCTATGCAGTCAGACTTGCTATTCGGTGCAGAGTTTGGCGTTAGACAAGGTGGCCCAGGCACATTTAAGCAGGGCGGGCGCAAGTTTGCTAACTACTCAGGGCGCATGGGTAAAGGCTCTAGGGGTTACTTTATCTTTCCGACATTGCGTAAAAATCAAGAGCGTATCCGCCGCACTTATCTTGAAACCGTTTACAAGCTACTACGAAAGAAATGGGGTCCTGATAAATAATGGCTAACATACGCACACTCAAACTTAATCTGCTTGCAGACACTACAGACTTTGCCAGTGGTATCCGTAAAGCATCGGGACAAACCGAGTCATTTAGCAGCAATGTTAAGTCCTCAATGAAAACCCTAGCCAAGTCAGCGGCTATCGCTGGTGCGGCTGTAGCAGGTATGGCTGTGGCATTTGGTGTGGATGCTGTCAAAGCTGCGATTGTGGATGAGAAGTCCCAGCGCCGACTTGCCAAAGCATTACAGAACACAACCAAAGCATCAGCGCAACAAATAAAAGGTGTTGAAAAATACATAGCCAAAACATCGCTAGCAAGTGGTGTCATCGATGATGACTTGCGCCCATCGTTTCAGAAATTAATCCAATCGACTAAAGATATTGGCAAAGCCCAAGACTTGATGACTCTTGCACTAGACACAAGTGCAGCAAGCGGTAAAGACCTTCAAACTGTGAGTTTAGCGTTAGCCAAAGGTTATGGAGGGAATAACGCTTCACTCGGAAGATTGGGTCTTGGTCTAGACAAAGCGACATTAAAGTCAAAAGACTTCAAAGTGGTTCAAGAAAAACTTGAGAAGATTGTAAGTGGACAGTCAAAAGCGAAAGCCAATTCTTTTGAAGGTCGTATCGATCGATTTAAGATTGCTATCGATGAAGCCAAAGAGTCTATTGGTTACGCAATCCTTGAACAGATACAACCGTTTGTTGATAAGTGGCTACCCAAAATTGCTGAGGGTGTCCAGGATGTGATTGACGGTTTTCAAGGCAAGGGTGGCAAAGGTTCTGGCGTAGCGCTAGGCGAGTCAATCCGAGAAGTGGCGGATGCTATGGGTGAATTTTTTGCGGCCTTTAATGAGAGCGATGATGGCAAACAAAGGAGTGTGGCTGACAACATCACAGCAATAGCAAATGCTTTTAATGCACTGGCTGGAGCAATCAGTAAAATTTCAGGCGCTTATAGTTCGATAAAAAAGTTTGAAAACTCGCCACTGTTTGAGAAATACTTGAGCAAGGTTCCACTGTTTTACGGTTTACAAATTTCCAAATGGGAGCAAGAAAAACTGTTTGGTGATAGTGGCAAACCTAAAAAGGCTTTGGGTGGTCCAGTGTCAAAAGGCAAAAGTTACCTGGTGGGCGAATACGGTCCAGAACTATTTACCCCTATGGGCGGAGGCAACATCACTCCTAACAGTCGCTTAAATGGTGGCGGAGTAACAATCATTATGAACGGCATTGTCGATGGTGAGTCTGCTCGCCGTAGCATTGAGCGAGTATTGCAACAGTCCAGCATCCGTACTGGGGCAGTAAATGTTAATGGTGTGGCTCTGTAATGCCTGGTGCTAGTTATTATTTAACAATTGACGGGTACGGGGTAGACGACTATGCCATGATTAATAGCCTCAGCTGTACACATGGGCGAAGTGACATTAACCAACAGCCATCACCTAGTACTTTTAGAGCCCAACTACAACTAATTCCAGGCGAAATTTTCCCAACCTCAATACAATTAAATTCTCAAGTGTTGTGGTCAATTTACGACTCTACAGGAACAGCCGACAAGCGAACTATTTTCAATGGAACTATAACTGACATACAGACCAGTCTGCAATGGTTAAACGGTGACGGCATCTACTTTTACGACATCACAGCAGCAGACAATTTAGCAGGCTTAAACAATAAATCCACAGGCAATTCATTCGCTAAACAGTATGCAGGCACTCGTATTGCAGCTATTTTAACTAAGTTTGGTTATGACACCGCAGACATTACAGTACCTGGTGATTATGAAATTAAATTGCACCCATCAGGCACTATGACCAACATGCTTACATTTGCTCAAGAAGCGGCTCAATCATCTATGGGGATTTTGTATTCTCAACCTCAAAACGGGCGGTTAAAATATCAAACTTATTTGGAGCGAGAAAATAATACAGAAATAGTGCTTTCGACAAGTGACATTTTATCTGGGGATTTTCAGCTAACCACCTCAACTAATACTGTAGTTAATGAGGTTGCTGTAAATTATAACAATGGCACTGGCACTACATATGATGATTTGCCTAGCCAAGCAATGTACGGTTTACGGTCAGGCACTCGAGATACCACATTGCATGATGTGGCAGACGCTAACAGCCAGGCACAAATACTGCTGGCATCTCGTAGATTAGCATCTATCGGACTAACCTCTCTAACGGTCAATACTGCTGTAATTTCTGATGCGCTGAATACAAAATTGGCCAAAATTGAGGTAGGCACAAGAATAAGAATTACAGATTTACCGACACCAGAGTTACAATCTTTTGAGGGATTTATAGAGGGCTACACATGGACCTCGGCCCGAGGCCAAAACATAATTCAAATGAATTTAAGCAATGCTGAGCAATTATACCCATACACTTTATGGAACGAGTTAAATGGCACAGATACTTGGAATACTTACGCATCAGCTACTACACAATGGGGGAATATTCAATAATGGCAACTACAACTAATAACGGCTGGACTGTGCCAAATGACACAGACCTGGTGAGAAATGGCGCATCTGCGATTAGGTCTTTAGGCGGTGCTATCGACAGTGCCATAAAAAAACTTACCTATACCAACATTACTCCGACTTATGGCGGTACTGGCTGGTCTTTTGGAAGTACTGGATATTCAGCCGATGCTAACTGGGCGCAAACAGGAAAGACTGTATTTTTTGATGGCACAATAACTGTAGGCGCAAGCGTAACAGCAGGCACAGGCTCCCTCAGCGTTATTTTACCAATTAACTCAAACACTTTGACAAATGAATTTACAGGGACAGGCATGTTTTACGATGCAAGTGCAGGAACTTTTTACCCTTGCGAAATTCGTATAAACCAAACTAACTTATCCTTTTATATTCTTAGTACATCTGGAACATATTTAAGAGCGTTAGAATTTGATAATAACAATAAACCAGTAACTATAGCTCAAAATGACCAGTTTATCTGGTCTGTTGTATACCAGGGAGTCTAGACATGACCGACACACCAAAAAAGGCAGTCGCTAAACCATCAGCATTTAAGGCCCCAGTGCCAGACAAGGTAACTTGTGAGTTTGGCAAACAGGGGCAAGTCTGGGCTGCTGGGTATCACACTGGCGTTGATTACGGCTCTAAGCGAGGCACACCAGTAACTGCTGTAGCTGATGGCATCATCATTGCCGCTAATTGGGGGCCAGCATACGGACTGCAAGTTATCATCCAACATGGCTCACATCGTTATCTTTACGGCCATTTGCAAGATAAAGAACCGATAGCCGCTGGGACTCGAGTTAAGCAAGGACAGCGCATTGGTCACAGTGGGGCAACAGGATCTAGTAACGCTGGACCACACCTACACCTAGAAGCAAGAACCTTGCCATACCGATACGCCGTTGATGCTGTAGACCCGAGGAAGTGCCTAAAATGAGTAAGTCCAGATTTTCATACGCCAACCTGCCGAAACCTATTTCGTTTGGCCTTATTGCGTTCCTAGCCTCATGGCAGGCCACAGAGTTTAGCCTTGAGTATCGCTCAATTATGGGTGCTATTGTTGCTGGACTTATGGGATTTCTAAACCCTGAATTATCGAACGACACACCGCACTCTGACTAATGTTGTAAAACTGTCGCTAATCTGTGCTAGTGTGTCAGACATGCAGCAACTACTAACAGCAAGTCAGGCAGCGCAGTATTTCCAAGTGTCGAGGCAGACCCTGGTTAATTGGGAAAAGGCAGGCACAATACAGACTTACCGCATTGGTGGCATTGTTCGCTATTTAGTCGATAATCAGAAAAGAGAACAGCAAAATGCAAAAAAGAATAACTAACGCACTGAGACTGGCGCACCTAGCCTCAGCTGTAACACTTGGCATTCTAATTTCAATTTCAGAGGCCGCACCACTACGCATGCTTTATGGAGCATTTGCAGTATTTATCGCTTTGGTAGTTTCTTATCGGGCGCTCTATGTAATTAAGAAACCACACAGCTACTCGGATACACCAATAGATGAGCAAGTACGCCGAGACCTCGGCATCAAAGATTAGACAGAGAAAAGGGAACAGCAACCCATGACATTTAACATGACCGATTATGTCGATGTAAAAGAGCGCATCACATTATTTTATGAAAAGTATCCCGAGGGCTCATTACAGTTTGAGTTTAAGGGCATACTTGAGAGCAATCCTGACATGATCTGGGGCATTGCTTATGCTTATCGCACACCTGATGATGTACGCCCAGGCACAGGTACAGCTGCCGAACTGGCAATTGGTAAAACTAATTTTACAAAATTTAGTGAATTACAAAACTTAGAGACCTCGGCTTTTGGTCGATGCATAGGCGCACTTGGTATTGGTCTGGGTAAGTCTGTGGCTACTAAACAAGAGGTCGAGGCGGCTAAGGCTCGTCAAGAGCCCTCAGATGACCCCTGGGCAGAGCGTAAGCCACTGCCAGCCAATCCGAGTGCTGGAGGGCAATACGCACAGCCTGACATGACAGAGAAGCAATACGGCCTCATCAAAGCATTATTCAATTACTCATTTAGTGCTATGACCGACTATGTAAACGCATTTAAGGTAACAAACGAAATCCCGGCAGAGGACAAATTGACCTCATTTTGGGCTTCTAAACTTATTGAGCAGTTAAAAGCTGAGGGCTATGTAGCAGGCAAGAAACCAAACAACCCAGACCCAGAGAGCAGTTGGAACTAATGATTACTTTAAGAGATGCAATTATCAGGGCTTGGGATAACACTCGGCCTTGCCCAGATGGGGTTAATGGCGGCTTTTGCCCATCATGCCTCTATGCAAGCCTCCAGCAGTTACTCGAGGAAAACGAAGCATTAGCAAAGGCGTTGCGACATGGCAAGTGAGTATGACAGTGGCTACACCTCAGCACTAACACAGCTGCAGAATAAGTTACGCCAAGATGCAGGTATCAAGGGCGTAATGCTTGATCGAGTGCTAGAGCACATACAGGATTTAATAAAACGATGTTCAGGCTGTGGGGGCTGGCTGTTTAGTGATGGCTCATGTCTTGCATGTGAGCAGTTAAAGGTTGAGATACCAGTTAAAAAGGCTGTGAAAAAGAAGTGAAACCATTTAGCCAAGAGCTTTACGATGCAGACGATGACGCCAAATTGCTTATGTTGGCATGGCTTTGGAAATACCAGTCAGAACTTAACTGGCGAGTAAACCCTGATCATTACGGCATAGATTTAATATGTGACAGTCACTGGACAGTCGAGGTTGAGGTTAGGCACTCATGGACCGGGCACACTTTCCCATTTGCAACACTGCATTTGCCTATGCGTAAAAATAAGTTTGTAGCAGAGGGAGCATTCTTTGTTGTAATTAACCATGAACGCACACATGCACTTGTGGTGGACTCATCATCAGTGGGCGCAGCTAACACAATTTGGAAAGAAACCAAATACACAGCTATGGAAAGATTTATAGAAATACCATTACATGAGTGTCTAACAATAAATCTGACACAAGGCACAGATACTATAAACATCTTGGGAAATGAAAAGACCGCCACAGATAGTGACGGCCTAATCAGTTAGCGGCTATGCCTCCCCAGAAATAAACACCAACTCTAGGTCCGAGTATAACGGACTGACCGACTCGTAATCGGTTAAACCACCGTTTGAGGGTGTATGACAGCCTGAGACGATACAGGCAAAAGACTCTTAACAGAGTAGAGATTAGGAGTGACTAGGTGAACCGAGCATCCCACCCAGCAACAAGTGTTCCTAATCAGATGGCGATGCTGTCAGTAATGACCCATGCGACAAACCAGACCATCCCTATACGGGCAAGACTGGGGCAAGGCTTAGTAATAGGCCATGCTCTGCCCACCCAAGCCCTACCAGGCATAACACAGGACATCATGATAAATAACCCAGACGAACTAATAGAAGCCTTAGACGAACTGATAGAGCAGATAGACAGATACCATGAAGCCATCAGAGTGCTGATAGAGGAGTTAAAGGTAGATGAGTAGAACAGGTAGCACTAGAGCATGGCGAGAGTTAAGGCTCAAGATACTGGCTCGAGATGCTAACACTTGCGCCTATTGTGGGGCTGAGGCTAAGCATGTAGATCACATCATCCCGGTTGCTCATGGTGGCACAGATGATGCAGAAAACTTGACCGCAGCTTGTGCTCGATGTAATCAACTCAAGTCTGACAAAACTATTGCGGTTTTTTCTAAGGCTGGGACACCATTC